GGTGAGGACGCCACCGCCGGAGAGCATGGCAGCGACCAGGCGCGCCGACCGGATCGAGAGGGTGGCACTGCCGCCGCCTGTCGCCACGACGCTGACATCGTGGCTCTCGACGGCGGTCGCATCCACGACGGCCGCGCCGCCGCCGGTCGCCGCCGGGCTGACGCGCCGCGAGGTGGTCCCGGCATACGAGAGGACGCCCCCGCCCGTCGCGGTCGCCGGGATCGAGCGGGCCGTCCGCACGGCAGCCGTGGCCACGCCGCCACCGGATGCCGCCGGCGAGGCGCGGTGGTCCGCTGCTGCTGCGACGGTGGCCGCGCCGGACGCCGTGGCCGTCGGGGCGACGTTCCGCGCGGAATGGATGCCGGGCGCGGCCAACCCGCCGCCGGTGGCGGCCTGGCTCACGTCGTGGTTCTCGGCCGCGATGGCCTTCTCGACGGTGAGCGTCGCCACGCCGCCGCCGGTCAGGGCGACCGACGTCGTCCGTGCGCCGCGGATGGCCGGACCCACAACGCCGCCACCCGTTGCCGCAATGGCGATCGCGTGGGCGCCTGTCGTGGCCGCGGTGACCACACCGCCGCCCGTGGCAGCTGTCGAGGGCTTGTGGGCCCCGGTGATGGATGTCGTCGACACACCCCCACCGGTCGAGGTGGGGCTGATGTTGTGGTTCTCGGGCGGGATCTCGCGGACGGCGAGGGCGATGATGGCGAGGTCGTCCGTGCCAGCCGCCGAGCCGACGTTGCGCGCACCCTGACCGGGCGTCGTCTCGCGGTAGGTGCAGATGACGTAGACGCCGAAGTCGATGGCGGCGGCGGTGGTCAGCGAGGTGGAGCCCGTGCCCGCGGCGAGGACGGACGAGCCGCCGTAGCCCATCGCCATGTAGCGCTGGCTGTTGGTGCCGGGGGAGCCGTCCGTCACGCTCTTGAGTCCGGCCGTGCCGGTCACGGCAGAGGTGGAGGACGCGGCGGTGTTGGACGTGGCGCCAGCCTGGGTCATGACGCCCGGGAGGTAGACCTCGCAGGCCTTGGCGGCGGTCTGCGTCTTGCACGTCGCGTACGTGGCGACGGCGTTGTTGGTCCGGGACACGACGACGGCCTTGGTGCCGGTGCCGCAGTTGTCGAGGAACCACGCCTTGATCGCGAACAGCTCGCCCGCGGTGACGGCAGCGGTGTAGGGGACCTGGGTCATCGCCACCCCGCCGTAGGTGACGCCCGTGACCGGGTCGGCGCCGATGGCGAAGGTGAACACGAGTGCCGACCGGGGGGATCCGACCGGCACATGGTTCCACGTGAACGACGCAACGGAGGCCACACCGACGGTGCCGGTGTGGCTCTCGCTGTGCTGGTCGTGGGCGACGGACATCGGCTAGGCCCGATCAGGCGTCGTTGAGGTCGAGGGTGGACGTGGTCGCCTTGACGGTGAGCGTGCCCTGGGCGCCGAAGGTCTCGGTGGTGATCAGCTTCTTCAGGTAGCGGACGGTGCCCGCCGTGTTCCACAGGGACAGGTACGTGACCGAGGTCCCGGCCGGGACCTCGGTCACGACGTCCCCGTTCTGGGTGGCGATGCCGGAGCCGGCAGCGTTCCACGCCACGGCCTTGCGGGCGTAGGCGGGCGAGCCGCCGGTCACCTCGGCCGTCGCCGAGTTGGCACCGCCGGGGTCTGCGGTGTGGGCTGCCCAGCGGGTGCCGAGCGCCGCGATGGCGTCGACCCCGACGTTGCGGGCGGTGATGTCGTAGTCGTTTGCCATGGCCTAGCCCTTGCCGGTCTTCCCGCCCGCGGGGATGTCCCCGAGGACGATCGCGCCCGACGTGGCGCCCGCTGCCTTGGCCTCGGTCTGGGGCGGCGGACCGGCCTCCCCGGACGCGACGGCGCCCGGATCATCGGCCGGCTGCTGGCCGCCCTCATCGCCCCCGCCGGAGTCCGGGGCCGCTGCCGCGGGCGCCTGGCCCTCGGCCGCCCCATCGGCGGGTCGCGCTGCGACGACGTCGGCTGGCGCGGAAGCCTTGGGGGGCTCCACCCAGGGGACGACGTACGGGTCGCGCTGGAGGATCGTCGCGGTGTCCGCGTCGATCTCGAACGGCTCCCCCTGGACGACCCGGCGCTTGGCGCCGGTGTCGTCGCGGAAGGAGAGGGACGCCGCCCCGCCCACAAGGACGAGGCGGATGGGCGTCTTCTTCGCCATCGTCAGGCGGCCATGCCGTAGACGTCGACGACGCCGTCCTGCTCCTCGATGATCGGATCATCGTTGAGGAAGACCGCGTAGAGCCGCTTGTCCTCGCGGACCGCCTGGCGGCCCTCGGTGGTCTTGCGGATCCGGATGTCCCGGGTGTTGACCACGATGAACTGGCGGGTGTTCGCGAGGACGATCCGCGTGTTCGGGAACGACGGGATCGTCTGGATCGCGATGCCGTGCGGGTTGCGCCCGCCCTGGCCCAGGAGCGCGGCGTCGCCGGCTGGCGTGGCCCGACCCGTCAGGTACTCGAGCCAGCGGCTCTCGTTCGTCGGGCTCATGAGCCAGCGCATCTGGTCGGCCTGCGCCTTGTACTTGTCGGGCAGGGCCTGGTAGGCGTCGAAGAAGTGACTCTTCTCGATCGCGCCGGCGTTGACCGCGCCGCCGTTGACGCGGTGCGCGAGGCCCGCGTTGGCCAGCTGGTAGAGCCAGCCGGAGTTGATCGTCAGGAACGGGGCATCGGCCGAGACGTCGGTCGTGTCCGCGTTCCAGTGGAGGTCCTCGAGGTCGCGCCCGAGCTGGCCCGTCATGAGCCGCATCAGGTGGTCCTCGAAGCCCTCCTGCTCGATGTTGTCCTCGAAGACCTCCTCCTCGACCTCCCAGTCGAGCCGCGTGCGGACGCACGCGTAGTCGACCTCGCCGAAGAGCGGCTTGGCCAGCGTGGCGTCGTCGACGCCCGCGGTCTTCTTGCGCAGGAGCCGGCCGCCGATGCCGATCTTGGCGATCGAGCCGGTCGTGGCGCGGCGGCGCTCGTTGCGCTGGAGGGCGCTGAACGGCGTCGCCACGTAGACCTGGTCGAGGAACGCGTTGCTCTGCTCGGCGGCCAGGGTGCCCACCGAGGCGATGAAGTCGCCGGTGCCGATCGGGCCGGCGGCCTTGCGGAGCAGCTCCGCCTGGGACATGGTCATGACCTGTGTTCTCCTCTCGCCCTCGCGGGCGCCTTCCGGTGCCTGCTGCCTAGCCGTTCGCCGCGAGGCGGACGAACTCGACGAACGCGCGCGCCTTGCCCGTGGTCGCTGCGGTGCCCGTCGGCGTGTAGTAGGCGTACACGTCGGTGGCGGCCGCGAGCGCGGCGAACGGGAGGCCCGGCGTCGCCTGGCCGTACACGCCCGGCGTGCCCTCGGTGACGGTGGCCACGAAGTCGTCCGCGGTGCCGGCGCCGATGGCGCCGTAGCCGAGCGTGATGAGGTTCGTGGTCCCGGCGTTGAAGGCCTCGAGGACCTCCACCCAGGCGTTGAGGATCACCGCGCCGGCCGGGACCGACGCGATGAGCTGGCGCGCTGCGGCGGCCGAGAAGGTGATCTCGGCCTCGGCGACGCTCGGGGCGCCGGCTGCGCCGGAGTGGTACGGGCGGGTCCGCTGACCGCTCATGGGGCGTTCTCCTTGGTGCTCGTCTGTCCAGCCGTCCGCTCAGGACCTAGAAGATCCCGGCGAACTTGCTCTTCCTGACCTCGCCGCCGGCGTCCTGGCCGGCCACGCTGGTCCGCTCGCCGCGGGCCTTCTCGACTGCCTCGAGGCGATCGGCGAGCTTGCCGACCACTTCGACGACGGTCTCGAGGGTCACCGGGTCGCCCTCGGCCTCCGCGTCGCCCCCGGTCTCGGGCGCGGCCGGTGCCGCGGCGCTCTTCTCGATCGCCTCGAGACGCTTGGCCAGCGGCTCGATCGCCTCGGTCACGGCCGCGATCAGGTCTGCCTTCTCCACGTTGTCCTCCTGGGCGTCCGCGCCCGCTTCCTCGGTCACCTCGGCCACCTCGGCGAGGACGCTGTTGAGCGCCTCCGAGGCCGCCTGCAGGCGCTCGAGACGAGCGCCGCTGATCTTCTTGCCGGCCTTCGCGACGACCGCGGCGATGTGCCGGGTGGCGGCCTCGGCCGGGTCGCCGTCGCGCTTCTCGATCCCCGTCGCCATCGCGCCGAGGAGGTAGGTCTTGAACTCGTCGAGCGACTGCCCGACGAGTGCCTGGCGGGCTTCGATGCCCAGCAGCTGGTAGGACTCGTCGGTGGCGTAGATCGCCGCCCAGAGCGAGTCCTCGAGCGTGTACCAGGCGTCGTAGAGCGCGTCGCGCAGCTGCTGGCCCGCGATCCGGTCGGCGAACGTCTGGACCTTGGCGACGGGCTCCGGCTCCGCCGTGGCCTCGAGGCCCAGCTGCTTGCGCAGCCAGGCGATGACGCCGGCCGGCGGGGGATCGGTGACCTGGTCGGGCATGCCCGCCTCCTCGTCTCGCTTCAGCACGGCGATGCGGCGCGCGTTCGCGCCCTTGTCGACCACGGATACCCGGGTCAGGCTCATGTCGGTCAGCCGCTGCGTCATTCCTGCACCCTCGTTCCGCGGCCCCAGACGCTGAACGCGCCGAGCTCGCCCTTGACGATCGCGTCCCAGATGTCCGGATCCGGGTAGTGGACGCCGAGTACCCAGGAGCCGGCCTTCACGATCTCGGCGTGGTCCCCATCTCCCCAGGCGAAGTCCACCGGGGCGATGAAGCTCTCGACGGGGTAGCCCACCAGGGGCCCCTCGCCGTCGTCGGCGTGCATGAGGTCGGCGCCGCCATCGCCCTTGGCGACCGCCTCGAGGAACCCATGCGCGGCGAGCTCGATGTCCTCGGCCGTGTACCAGTCGCCCTGGGTGTCGCGGGTCGTCTCGGCCGTGCACGGCTCGAGGACCACGCCATAGGCGATCTGGCGGGCGCCGTCGCTCTTGGCGATGCGGGCGGGGAAGGCGCGGGCCACGCCGGTCATCGGGCGACCACGGGGCCTAGGGCCCGCTGGCAGTTGGGGTGGCTGATCGGCCAGGCCTCGGCGTCGGAGAGCGTGCGCTCGGTGCCGTCGGCAAGATCGGGGTCGTCGTGGCTTGTCCAGCCACAGTCCGTGCCGTCGAAGACCAGGACGTGGTCGACGATGCCCGACTCCGCGTAACCCGAGAGGGCCGCGCGGTTATACGCGAACGCGGTCTCGGTCAGGGCGACCATCTGCGCCCGGGTGGCCGACCAGCCCTCGAAGA